CAACTAACATTAAAAAAAGCCAAAACGAGTTATCTATCTTCATAAGTTAACCTGCTTGGCTTTATTGTAATTGACCGCACTTTGACAGCGTTTTTCTAAACTTACCTTGTCAGTACCACCGCAGGTATTGTCTCTGAGTACGTATACGCCAGCTGCCAAACAGACGGGGATCCCGATAATGAAAGCGGATAAGCATAAGCAAACTCGCCAAGACATACAGCTTCTTCCACTTCGCGCCTTGTCATTAACCCTTTCCATTTCACGCCCCCGGCATAAATCCAACGTTTAAGTTCGTTGCAAGCACCAATGTGGTCACCTGCGTTGAGTTTTTTGAGTAACGTAGAACGCGAGAAAGCACCGGTTCCGACGTTATAAGTAAATGAATAAAGTGCCGCTCTGGTATAATCAGGAATATTGACTTTAATTAGTGGATTTACCGCTTTAGCGACGATAGCTAAGTCTTTTTCTAGTAGCGCTTTACACTCAGCTTCGGTATAGGTCTTTGTGGGAATAATGTCAGAGCCAGTGTGTCCATAGCACACAGTTAATATTCCTACCGGATCCAAGTATGGCTTGGGCTTGTACCCTTCAAACTCAGTAACCATTGCAACAGTTAATGTCATCAATCCACCAGCTGCAGCGGCCATTTTTATTTTATTTGGTATCTTTGCCATGTACCGCCTCTCTGCGCTTATCTTCTTTTCGTTTGAAATATAGGTTTGTTAGGAATGTGGCCAGACCTAAAAGCAGGCTCCCGAGCACACCAATCGCTGCCCATTGTTCCGATGAAAAACCATCTAATAATTGCTTTAACCAGTAAAACGTTGAACCTGTCGAAGCAGCATAGGAGGCGCCAGTCGTTAATTTATCCATACGCATATACCACCCCCTACGGAGTGCCCGATATTTAGTTAATAGAAAGCCACCAGATAAAAAATCTAGTGGTTGTTAATAAACTCAGTTGGAATTTAAAAAATGAAAAAGGCTAAGCATTGCTTAGCCATCAGGATGTGATAAAAATTAATTTGTTACTTTTCTGCTTCTAAAAATACCGTTAATCATTTCTTCAAAGATTATTTTGCTGCAATCTTCATAAGGGCAAATAACTGGTTCTTTTTCTTTACCACCGGGGCCTACAACGCCCCATTCTTCATACCCAAGCTTGCGTCCACAATGAGGGCAATCAATAATACCGCCGGACATATACCGCTCCTTACACAATAATAGACGGCATATTGTACTATTTATTATTGTTTACTTCATTTATCTCCAATACCGTTTGCTCGAAACGCTCAGTTTCCAACTCAACGCCAATAACACGACGATTTAGTTTCAGTGCCGCTTTTATTGTGGCGCCAGAGCCCATGAAGAAATCAGCCACCACATCACCCACGCGGCTACTACTATTAATAATGTGTTCCATCATCACAGCAGGCTTTTCACATGGATGTTTACCGGGGTAATACTGCACTGGTGAATAGGTCCAAACATCTGTGTAAGGAACATCGACGGTCACAGTAAAAGGACGACGTAATAATTGGTATTGCGCCGCTAGATCATGATATTCACGTCTTAACGCGCCCTGTTCACTCGCTAGATCCGCATGTTCGCGATTTAATGGGTTATGGCTTAACTTTTCCTCAGCGACGCGCTTGAATAGCTCTTGAAGCTTCAAATAATCCGTTTCACTTGGTAATTGCCATTGACTATAACCGAACCAGTGAGAGGCCATTTGCTTACCTGTTGCGCTATGAATTTTTTTTGCGGTAATGCCTAAAGAGTCTCGAGCCTGCTTAAAATATTCAATCAAAGGCTTAAGCACGTTTTCTTTTAGTTCACGGCATTGCTGCAAATACTCACTGCTTTTCCCCTTGTAAGGGTTTTGATAGTGGTCGGCAAAAATAATACGTTCCGTTGCAGGAAAATAACTTCTTAAGCTTTCTTTGTTTTGTCGGCGCCACGGCCCTGACGGTTTCGACCAAATGATATGGTTTAAAACGTTGAACCGCTCACGCACTAATATTTCCGTATCAGCCGCCAGCTTTGAGCCACAAAACATATAAAGGCTACCAGTAGGCTTTAACACCCGCCAAAACTCCGCAAGCATTTCATCAAGCCAAGATAAATACGAAGTGGTGTTTTCCCACTGATTATCCCAGCTACAGCTTTTAACTTGAAAATATGGTGGGTCGGTTGCAATTAGGTCAATACAATTGTCTGGAAGGGTTTTTATATAGTTAAGTGAGTCGTCATTAACCAAATTTATACTGTTTAAATTTACAGTGTTTTTCATAGATCAGGAGAACCTTTTTTGATAAGCTCACCTAGCTTTACGCGTATAAGCAGTGGGCCTTGGTTTGTCCGTGACCTCTTACAACGGGCAGATGGCTGGTGGAGTGCGTCAACACCCACCAGCCGCCCATTTCACAGCTGGATATTTTGAAATGTGTTTTCTTTGGTATTTTCTTTAACTAACCCAGCCATTGCTAACTGAGTCAATATCAATTGACAGCGTGGCTGCGCTAGTCCTGTTAATTGGGAAACTTCCCCCGCCGTTACCGCTTCAGAATATGGGGTGGCCTCAAAAATAATTCTTGCTTCTTGTGTTATATCACTCTGTTTTAACATGATATTTTTAAACCTTTGGTCAGTTATTGTGCATAACTACACATGTAACTCTGACCAGTCGTAACAGCAAGTCTTATTGAATTTCAGGCATAAAAAAACCCCGCGATTGCGAGGCCTTGAATGCTTTAATGAGACTAGGTATAGAATGTCCATTATTAGAAGATAATAAGCCAATTTTATGCAAAACGCAAACTACCTTTGTAAGTATCATTTCCCAATATTAGTTTCGAATACCCATGCCCCATTAATTTTCCCTATCGCCTTAATTTTTACTCCCTCTAAAAATGCAGAAAAAATAAAAATAGAATGAGGAAGCCAACCTATATTAAGTATTAGTTCAAATTCTGACTTTAAGTCGTATGAGTTTTTTTTATTGTAATTTTTTAGTTTATTTCTACTAGCTATTAATTTTCTACAAGGTTCTATTAATTCCACTCTTTTTTGAATGTCATTAGCCAATGACTCGAAATCATTAAACAAATCTATTGGACCATAAGCACTCCATAATCTTTTTAGATCTTCTTCATAAGTATTATTCATAAAACACCCATTTTCAAAAAAAGTGAAATTCGAATATAACCTTATGTAAATCATATGTCTACATCTTAAAGATACGCTTGACAGATTGGTAATTTAGTTCGAATTTCACACAAAAATATAACTAATTGTTACATTAAATGTTAATAGTTTAAGAGCATCACCTCTTGTTATGTTTATTTGGTTACTTTGCTAAATGCCTGTTCAGCTATACTTTCTTCAATAAGGCACTTGCGGGACAGTTTTTCATAGAATGGTTTCCAATTGCGTGACCATGATGATTGAGTTAAATCGGGTACTAGGTGCTTTATTGCATTGAATGCAAGTGAAGACGGGACACGATTGAAACCTTTACCTGCGCAACGAGAGCAATCTTTATAAACTGGCGCCCCTTGTAATTCGGTCTGAACCTCATCTAATACTTTTCCCCGACCTTTACAGCGACAACGGTGTGCTATTTGGCCTTTACCATTACAAGGAACACACAACTCCCCGACCTCTTCGCTTTCAACCCAAGGCTCAATAATCACAGTTCCATCCAGTTTAGTTATGCCAGGATGCTTAGTGACATCCTTGCGGCTATAAATAAGGCCTTTACCATTACACGCTGAACATGGGAAAACCGCCCCTGCTGAACGGGCATAATCTTCAAATGCCATTCTGGACAGAATAATTAAGCAATAACCCAGTTTTTTACCCGCTGCTTTAGCCACCAGCTTTGGTGTGATTTTTTTAGCGTATTGGGTTAAGGATTCCACCGTAGAAAACTTATCTTCTTCGCTAACATCATTTTTTGCTAAAAAGGCCGCCATACCAAATTCAGCTTGTGATTCCGCCATCCCCATAGCCGCCATGATATCCGTACCTGTAATTCTGTCAGGGGATGTGCAACCAGCTACATTGCCGAATGTAGGTGACTTAGGGTGAAAGTTTTTAAGTGCATTTTCTAATTTCATGATATCCGCCTCTACCAACCAAAAACGCCTAGACCGATAGAGCGATCTAGAAATTTAAATAGCAAAATTAACTGGCTACCGTTTTCTTGTTCCCACCCTTTCGGATCCTTGTGTAATTCACTGTGGTGAACCCTGCATAATGGGATAGTGAACAAGTCATGGGCTTTTGTGCCTATGCCACCCTGCCCGTAGCCAATAATGTGATGAGCATCATCAGATGTGGCGCCACAAACGCAGCAAGGCTGTGATTTAACCCACTGCAGATATTTCACACTCTCCCAGCGCTGAAACTTCGGTAATTTCATAAAACTTGCTGGTGGCTCAGGATCTACGGCTAAATCTAATACTTGCTTTATCTCTTCAATACCATTCACATCGTCGCTGAGGAATGATGGAGCAAGAGAGATAGGCCCTACTGATTTATCGCTGAGTGACTCCGGTACCGGGATAATTAACATGCGGCCAGTGAATTTGTGCAGTTCGCTAACACCCGGCTTAAAAATTGCTAATCCAAGTTCCGGTACCGTACTTGCTGTAAGAATTGAAGCTTCACGCATATGCTTTGTGCTCCATCCATTGACCAGCTATCCATTTCACACCCTTGGCAGTGAATCTGGCTTGTGCAAACGCATACTCAGTGCCTTGCGTAACACCAGTTTTCACTTCAAATCGTCCAGCTTCTAAATGTTGCTGATATGGGGTCAATATATTATTGAGACGATACATAATTTTTTTATCGAGCAAAAAACCCCTGAACTCGGGTTCTTTCACATCAAGCAATTTACACACTTGTCTAAATGTCATCGCGCCAGTGGCTTTGACGTATCTATCAACAAATTCAACCTTCGGTGCCGCTTCGATTAGTTTATTTTCAAGCTGCTGTTTTTCTTCTTCCAGATCCGCAGCTAAGCGTAGTGCTTCTGAAAATGTTGTCGGCACCAACTTTTGGTTTTCTAACTCTTGCCATCTATCCACCAGCCTCGCAGTGAACTCTGGTGATAGTTGAGCCACAACAACGTAACTATCGCGCTTATTTAATTGATAAACCTGCACCGTCTGATTTTGATGATTTTTAACCTCCCCCATTGGGGGAAGTTGAATGACTCCTCGTGTAGCAAGCCTTTCAATTGATTGCTTCACCTTGTCATGACGAGACTCAACTAACTCTGATATCTCTACGCTGGACATTGTTAAAGTTTTTATCGCTAATTGATTCATGCTATTTCTCCACGTTTTACGCAACCGCATTTGCGCTTTCATGTAAGCTGATCGTGATTTCAAACCGACCACCCTTTACTACCTCGCACCATTGCATATCAACACGCTTAACTTGCTCATCATCTTTCCAAACGTTGGCGTGTGTCAGTGCGTCGAATGGCGCTTTCAAATAGTTGTCGATATCTCTCCTATGGTTTGTTGGTGGGTACATCTTCACAATGACTGTTACATCATCAGTAATTGCCATTGGTCGCTGCGTAGCTGCTCATACACGGCAGCTATCGCGTTAGCTCTGAACTTGCGACCATTTTCACTAATCAGGGTCTTTTTCCCGACGTGGCGCCAGTACGTATTGACGCTAGGTGGGAGCGGCAGAATAAAAGTGATTGGATTAGTCATTGGCTACCAACTTATTCCAGATTCTTACGGCTTCTAGCTTGTCATTTATCGCTGGACCGTTAGCGCCACAACCGTGACAATAAACATAAAACCAAGTTCTGTACTCAAGCGTTTCAATGTGCAGATCCTCGCTACCGCACTTGCACTGGTGAATTTCAGGCATCTTGTCTTTCATGCTCTAACTCCCGCCAGCAAGGCATCAAAGCGTTTTACTAAAGCCAGCAAAAATTCATCATCATTCACTGGGGTGTTTATATCCGCCTTTAGCTGATCCAATATCTGCTCGCTATTATCTGATACTCGATACAAATCATTTTCACATTGATAAATAAGACCGTATTTCAGCAAAGATTTAATTCGCGTCGTTGCCCCTGAACGGCCGTTCATACCCATTTCGATAAAGAGATCATCACGATTAAATGCTCTATCTTTAAAAATCGTTATAACTTCTCGATACTGTCTAATCTGTCTAGGGATCATGCCGCCACTCCCATCTTTTTAGCTAACCACTGCGCTTGCTCTATGAATGCCTTACCGCGCTGTTCTAGTTCTTCTCTGCTAATGTAATCAAATGCTTTGCCAGTCCATGTTTTATCGAAAACAACTATGGCCCCGGCGAAAAATGCCCCGGTAGGTTTTTGTTTTTCATCAGCAGGGTTAAACCACTTAGGAACGTCGAAACCGATACGCCCACGAATAAAGCAGATGTGATCCGCATTTTGTGGCCACCAACTTTCACTTGTTGCTGCTTTTAATAGAAAAACATAACGCCCACCTTTTTCACGCATCGCTGAAGCGTAATTCATAATATGAATAACACCTGTGATAGCTTGTTTGTCGTGATATGAAGGTCTTGAATATGGAGGATTACCAAAAGCTACACCGCCGATTTCTTTTAGCTTTTCCGACCAGTCTTGAGTTAGCGCATTGTCCTCTGCAGTGTAAAAATGAGGGGCTTTGTTATTTTCACCATCAGTAAATAAATCCAGCGTGAATGGGCCATAGATTGCGTTAGCGCCATACACCAGGTTTTCGGGAGATTGCCACTGATCCCCAATCTCATTAAGTTTATGGGTCGGCTTTGATTTCAATAAATTAAGCTTTTTAACATACTCACTCTGTTCTTCTTCCAGTTCGCATAGCAGTGGCTCGCATGATTCACTGCATGAGCCAGCATCATAACCACCAGCACCACGGATGATTTCAGCTATGTCATCACGAGAATGATCCGCAAACATTGCAATAATGCCTTCGAGTGAATTATTACCTCGATACATGATTTTATTTTCTTGTTGGCGGCGTTCTACAACACGAACAGATTTATCGGTAATTACATTAAGGAATTGCTGTGCTAGCTCCGGCTCGTCACGGGTTGCTAAAGCGATTTTATTAATGCCTTTTTTTACGCAGAAAACGCAGTTACCCAAATGCTCAGGTAAATCTAGATCGAAA